CAAACAAACCAAACACAGTAAAGTCCTGTAAGATGGCTGGCTTTGTAAAAACCTGTGTAGAAGTCCAAAACCAGGAAATGTCTTGGACCGCACTAAAAGTTCTTGGTGCTCCTGTTTCATCAAGGATGCCTACACCCTTGAAACGGAACTTGTTGTTTGGCTCAACACCTTCCAAGAAAGGAGCGGGCATTTGACTTCTAAAAATAAAGACAAAAGGACCTTGGTAAAAACCATCAGTAAGAGCACCATTTACATAGGCAGTTCCACCGCTTTCTCTTATCTTTGGAGTGAAACCCCAGCACCATTTATTCTCTACCCAACCATCTATGTCCTGAAACATAGGGTCGTTGTAGCGGCTGTAAAGGTCATCAAGGGCTTTTTCTATGCGGTTGCCGTCAATAGTTGTGCCTGAACTAAACTGTTCTTTTGTTATTTGTCTAATAGTCATTATGTTACAACTCCTACTGGGCTGGTTGCGCCTAATGTTTTACCTGTTTTATTCATAGAATAAGACACAAAGAAGTCGCCAAGTGCTGTGCCGATGTTTCCAATAACTCTATTTGTTCCCGTGTCGCCTTCTTCAATAAATAAACAGTTGATGGCTGAACCCATATCTTCACTTGTTGTAGTGGTTTCCATAGCGATGTAAAAGTTTTCGGTAGTTGTGTTTGTAAAACGTTTATTCGCAGGTGTCTTTCTAAATAGGCAGCCCGTGAACTGAACTCTTCCACCTGTCTCAACTTTTACAAAGTATTGTGCGTTTTCTTTTGTTTGGACGAAGTTGCAGTTCATAAAAATAACTGATGCTGTGCCTTTGATAGTAATAGGTTTATCTATTATTGCATCAGCAGCACCTACTATTATAGTCGCTTTTTTAGCAAAAATAAAGCCACCGTGTTTTCCACTCTCTAAAAATAAAATGTTGTCTTGGTTTTTATCTTCTTGGATAGGGTCGCCGTGTTTGATGGTTGGTCCCATCTGTCTTTCGATGCCACCTACTTGGTCTAAAAGTTGTAGGTCTAAAAGGTCATCTAACCTTTCATCTCTTTTTAGCCAAAAGCGTAGGTCTTTATCACGTTGGACGGTCATTATCTACCTCTCCGTCTTCTACCAGCAACTGCTTGTAGAGCGACTTTGATAGTTCTAATAACTATCTTGTTTGCTTTATCTTGTAAGAAACCAAAGAAGGTGTAAGACACGCTCTCACCTCTTACACTATCGCTTGTAGCAATAGTGTCTACCTCTGGGACATCTACATAGAAGTTGCCGTCATCAACGTTTTGGTTGCTGCTGTAAGTAGCGCTGTTGTTGAAGGTTCTGTTTTTGAGTGTAGTTCCGTCTAACCAGCGTGTTCTAATGCTATTTTTATTAGAAACCTGTGCGAAGTCCTCTCTAACTGCGGCTTCACCAACGAAGTCCACGTTCTGGGAAACATAGTCCTTGTAGTCACTACCAGCCAAGGAGTTCCAAACACCAAAGTTCCAAGGTGAAATAAACTTTTGTCCCTCACCTCTTGATGAAATAAGTGAGTAAGAACCTCTTGCTTTTATTTGGTTTGCTTCTTCCATTCCTATCTGCTGGCTTTTTAGCACCCAGTCAATAGGGGCTTGGACCTCTGCTGCTGTTCTTGCTGGGAACCAACCGTTTAGCCACTCGTAAGCAACAAGTCCGCTTTCTCTTGTTTGACCGCCAGCACCATCATCGTGGTCTATTTGGAAACTTCCCCATTCAGTAATAATGTTTTGTGATGGGTCTGTTGCAGCGCTTCTTTTTTGTAGAGGGATGTAAATAAAGTCGTTCTTGTTGCCGTTAGATAAGTTTAGGAAGTTATAGGATGATGTAGCAAGTGAAACATCAAACTTGATAGTTACTAAACCTGTTGTTCCGTCAAACGTGAACTCACTTGTAGCAACACCTGCTCCTGGTGAGAAACCGTCATAAGCGATGGCTGTTTCAGGAGGCAACATAAAAATAGCGCTGTTGTCCCCTGCGCCATCCCACGATGGAACAGTCCAACGTGTAGTGTCTATGTAAAAAGATAATGTAAGGTTTTGGACGCGTCTTGATAAGTCGCTGTAAGGAGTGATGCGAATAGGCAAGTAGTAAAGGTCATCTTCTTGACCATAAACTGTTGTTTGTGTTGCCTCTGCTGAAACTCTATTACCGAAGCGACGGAGTTTATCAAAATAGACGCTATAACGCCCGCTGCCGGGTGTTTGCTCCTTTACCTTACGGTAATAACCTGAAAGTCGTTTCCCTTCGTTATAGTCCCGTGTAGAGCCGTCCAAGGCACCTCCACGTCCCCACTCAAACAACCTGAAACTAACGAGCGGTGAAAGTGTAGTTTGTGTTAGTTCATCGCTGCCTGTGTCCCAGTCAGTTTTATTCATCGTTGTTGTTTTACGACCACCGAGAGCATAAACTTCTTTTTGACCTGAAACAAACCAGGGTTCAGTTACAGCAGCAGTTGTGCCTACTTGTTGGTCTCCACTATCGTTGAAGACAATAGAAGACATTAGCCAGAGGAACCATCCTTCCTTGAAGCCCCACGCCAAGTTGAGTTTAGGAAACACAACAAAAAGAGTTTCGTGCTTTTCATCGTAAGAAAGATGGACACCATCAAGGTTTTCTTCGGCACGCAATAGAAAAGGTGGTTTATCTGCGGACCCATCAAAGTTGAGACCATTAGCAGTAAAGTAATGAACCAAAGGGGAGACCGTTTCATCTTGGAAAAACTTTTTGATAGGTAGGGAGAGTTCTTGAAGGTTTAGTCCGTTTGTCGTTACATAAACGCCGTTCTTGTCTACCCAAAAAACATTTCCTTCTTTGTGTAGGACTGCATTTTGTCCCACACACCCTATCTCATCGTGTGCTAAAACTGACCTACCGCCTGATAATAAAACGCCTCTGCTTGGCTGATAAAAGAATGTCTGGTCTTTGGACCAAACAATAACACCATTAGTCAAAACCTTGATGGCTGTGATGGGGTTACGCATCTCGTGAAATGTAAAAACATTATCGCCAATAATAGCATTAGGAACACCAACATCTGTAAAATAAATGCTTCTGCCTGACGCAATAACCAGACGACCCTGGTAAGCATCAATAGCAGTAAAACTTTTGAGTTCATCTGTTTGGATGTAAGAAAAAGCATTATCTGTCGCAAAGATGCCGTCCTTGAAGGCAACTCTATCTATGAGCGAACCTTCGCTGTAATGGTTGGAAAGTGTGTCGTTTAGTTCATCTCTGCTATTTACATTATTGACCAGTTTAGTTCTGTTCTCAATAAATGCTGCTGGGTTATAAACATAGAGCCCGCTTTTATTAGCAAAGTAAAGTTTTCCAAGGTAGGGCTTGAAGAAGAAGTAGTCATCTTCTGCTAAAACTGTTTGTGAAAAGTTTGATGATGTGTAGCGACTTTCGTAGTAGCCGTGATAAAAAGGACTTACTTGGTCTGGCTGGTTTAGTTCGCCTGTGTGTTGATAGATGGTTTCCATCCACAAGTTATTGGTGTGAGTGTCGTAAATAAAAACCTGATAAAAATAAATAATGTCTGCAAGTTTATGTCTTACAACTTTATCTTGGTTTATGTCGTCTTCTTCTTTCAAATAACCTGTGTAGCCATAGCCACGAAAAACTGAAACGACTTGCTCGTGTCCAAAGTTGGTCTCAAACAAGAATGAACCAAGGTGCTTATCTAAACCATAGTTTTGGCTTTTAGCGAGACCTGTGGAAGCATTTATGTCCATAGCATTCAGCATTCCTGTGAACTCAACAAGAGTTCCAAAACCCTCACGGGTCTCCCAAAGACCGCGTTGTTTGTAAAGGTTTTGATAAAATGCTTGGTTATTGTAAGGGTCTAAAAGTTTTGCGCCCTCACCTACTATGTCTATTTCTGTGCGTGGTGCTGCCATGTTTTAGTATCCAAGGTAAGATAGTTCGTCTGTTCCTACGACAGAGTTTTGTGCTCCCCAACTGCGACCAGTTTGGAGGTATGCTTTGAGGTCTGTTTCTCTTTTTTGTAGTTGCCCCATCAAGACAGGGTTTGTCGCAAAGTCCTTGATGGCGTAGTGTTTGCAAGCCAATAGAGCGATAAGGTCGTGAAACTGAACCAAGTTGTCTATAAACACACCTGCGCCACTTACGATGTTGCCTGCTGTAAAAGTTGTGTCTGCGATGCCTACATACTCTAACTTGACGTTTTCCAAAGTGTCGCTAAACAACATCTTTGAGCCACGCAACATAAAGCGGTTTACGTCGTTTCTCATCTCAACAAGTGAGCGAGCAGGTTGTAGATAATAACGAATGTCTCCGTTGCCGTCTATCTGGCTTACTCTCATTAGTCGGTAAAGACGTGTTCCTGCTGGTGTGTTGCCCATAATGGCGTTGCCTACTGCTGGTGAAGCAAGGTCTAACTCGTTGTTAGATAGGGCGATGTAGTTTTCCTCTGCTGTGAAAACATTACTATCTTGTTCAGCCACCATAGTAAAGAACTCAAAGTAGCCCTGGTTTAGAAAGACAACCGCATCAGCATCACTCATAAAAGTAGCATCAGCGTCATCTACGTATTGCTTGAATAAAGAAGCGACCTCTGCGGTGTTCATTCTGTTGCTCTCCTGTTGATGACTGCGAGGTCATTTGTCTGTGGTTGCTGTCTAACCTGACCTCTTTGTGTTTGATAAACATTAGACAGTAAAGCGTTTTCTATGCTTTGTTCAGCCAGTTGGTCCTGCCCCTGTGGTGATGAAACCAAGAACTCTTGCATAGTTTTGCCTTCTTCTATGTCTTCTGGTTTCTGTGGTGGGGGGAACACTTTGTATTTTACCTTTGCTTCTCTTGGGTCATCTGGTTTAGGTGGCTCGTAAGAAACAATAGCAACTAAAATGTCGCGGAGGTAGTCCCTGGTGTCCTGGGATAGAGCATAGTAAGCGTCAGTTTTCATAAAGTCGCTGAAAACATTTTGGAACACTTTGAGGTCGTCATTAGCAAAGACCTCTATTTGTGCGCCTGCTTTTACAGCGTCCAACATTTCCTGTGCGTGGTTGATGGCTCTTATTTCCTCAAAGACAAATGCTTGACCTGTCTTGAAGGATAGTTCTTTCATAGCCATCTCTTTGGGGATGAGACCAAGTTGTAGTAAGTTCAGGACCTTTGCGTCTCGGTCTTGTGCTTCGTCCCTGAATAATGAACCTGCCTCCAAGAAGACCTCTGGTGTGTTTACGATGTCTGTGTTGCTTATCTTGCGGAAAACCATTCCACCAGCGTCATCAAACATTCTAACCATCTTTTCTTCTGTGTAGAACTCTTTGACGTAAAGTAAGAAACATTCAGCCATCTCTTTTACTGACTGTTCTATGTTGTCCTGGGTCATTACTAACTGTGAAATGTCTTGTGCTGATAGGGCTTCTATTGCCTTACCAGATGTTACACCAACTGCGCGTTTACCCAAAGTGGTGCTGTGGATGCCTGCAACATCAAGCATCTCGCTTTGTAAGCGGGCGATGTTGTCCAAGACATAACCAGGAAGCGGAGCCATAGGCACCTGCTGGGGCGCTCCACCAGCGGCGTTGTAATAAAGTATCTCGCCTGGGGTGCCTCTAATGGCGCTTCCATTTACCCCTGCTGTTTTAGGGATAAGCCACTTTGGGTTAGACATTAGTTCTACATTCTGAACTACTTGGTTTCTTGCTTTGTTGTAAAGGTTTTGTAGGTCAATAATGCCCTCAACCATTCCCTTACCCCAAAGTTTATCAGGCAAGTTAGTGTAGCGAATAAACTGAACTGGGATGCGTGCGATGGGTGTTTCACCTTTGTAGAGGTATTCATTACCAACTACAAGAGCGTGTTTTCCATCCTTGAAATAAACTTCATAAAGTTCTACTCTTGGGTAGTAGTAGCCCTCACCGTTGTAGGACTGTGTGTGTGGATAAGAGTTGTCTTCGCTTTGGTCGCTGGAAATAGAAGGAGCGTTTTTGATAATGTCTTTCTTATCAGGGAATGCTTTTTCCAAGTCGGCTTTGCGAACGATAGAGCGAATAGCAACGTAATAACTTTCTTCTGGTTTTGTAGAACCTGCCTCAAAGAATAGGTCGTAAGGTGAAACAACGTCAAGTTTTACACAACCATCCTTTGGGTCGTAGTATTCGTGTAGTCCAACGTTGCCGCAACTAACAAGCCATTCTATTGCTTTCGCCAAGTCGCGCTTTACGTTTTCTCTGTGATAAAAGTATTTTAGTAGTTCTTCACTTGCTTTTGCCTTTGCTACATCTTCGTTAGAAGGTGAGGCAGGCATTACGGTTACGCCTGGGTAGTTTGTTCCCAAACGTGAAACAACCGCACGAAACATGTTGAGAATAAGGTTTACAATAAGTTGGTTTCGTCCAGGTTGGTTGCGTAGGGTTACGTATTGCTGTAATGACTTATCATAACGAACATTTTGCTGTCCGTTGAGATACATTAGCGACAAGTCCCAAACACGGTTTTGAGACAACTTTGCTGCCTTGGAACCAGATAATAATGTTTTTATTTGTGTTGGGAAACCGTCTTGTGTTTCAAGGTTCTCAATACTCATTTGTTTTCATCCTTCTTTTTCATCTGGTTTCTAAAACTCATCCCAAGGTCTACCAAACCAGCGAGTTGTAGTAGTGGGTTTTGTTCTTGCTGTGGGGCTCTATCTGTTTGAGCCATTTGTTCCATCTTTGACGTTGGTTGTGTTTCTGCCATGGCTTTTGCGTAGCGTTCTTCTTTTGTAGAACCTGGGAGAACTTCACCAAGTTTAGCGCCTAACTCGGCACCTTTCATAGCACCCTTTGCGCCGCCTGTCTTGGCTCCTGCGATAGTTCCAGCAGCAACAGCGGCTACATCAAGCACATCACCAATAACGTCCATAGGAGACGTTTTAGTAGCCATTTGTGCTGCGGCGGCACGACGGGCTAAACGTCCTGCTTCTTCTACTTCTTTGGCAGCAGCGCCTTTTGTGAATGGTCCTGGGTCAAACGCAGCCATTATCAATACCTCTCTATGTCGTCAAAAATAGAACGCCCTTCCAACTGTTCGTTGTTGTGTAGGGCGCGTTCTTGTTCGTGTTTCCACTTATTCATCTCTGTTTTTATTTTCAGTAATGCTGTAAGTTCCCAGAGACATAACGTCGTCATTCCACTTATCATAACTATTCCAAAACTTACAACTACATCCATCTTATTACCTCAAAGTGGGGGTGTTGAGCCACCGTAGCGACCCAACACCCCCAATAAACTCTAACGAGTTATTAGAATGAAACGCCGATGAGCGCACCGTTTGCGTTTGGACGCTCACAGTAAACGTCGCAATACATTCGGTAGTAGCCCTCGTAGGCATCAATACCACCAGAGCCGACACCGGCACGGGCGAGGATGTTGCCGTCAAGGTCAGCGAACCCTGGCTTCTCCAACTCGGCAAGTTTCCAAACCTTTGTGTGGAGGAAGTAGAGCATGTGCTTACCAGCATCTACCGATGAACGGATAGGAATGCTGTTGAAGAATAGCCCTGTGAAACCACCGTCACCGGAGGATGCCTTGTCTGCCTGAACGTAGAGGTTGCCAGCAGATGAGCCAACGAGCAGACCTGTGTAGGAAGCACGCTGGGCTGGGTTCATCATAATGACGTCTGGCTCTAAACCAGAAGCAGCGGAGACCTCATCAACGATGTTCTGCATTCTTTGTAGTGAAAGAGCAGCAAAGTCATCGTAGTTGGCGTCATCACCAGCACCACCAGTTGCCTGGGTGCGGATGCCTTCACAGCGTAGGGCTGTGCCGTTGCCTGTAACACGGGATAGACCGAAGTGTGAGCCAGAGGAAAGGTTGGTGGCGATACCAGCAACTTCCAACTGGGCTGCGGCGAGAGCAGCAGCATCACCGTCTATCTCAATAGAGTAAGCAGAGCCGTCTGCCTGACCAACTGTGGCTTCGGTTGTGTCCAAACCAGCACCACCAGCGGTGATGGTGATAGTGTGAGCACTTGCGTCAGTTGAGGCAAGGACGAGACCCGAGCCAGCGGCAAAGGCAGCGTAGTTGTCTGTGCGACGGACGGTTACGGTCAAGTTGCCACCAGCGGCTACGGCAGCAGCACGCTTACGCTCCAACTCAACGATGTCGCCGCTGAATGGAGTGGTGAAAGCAGCACCACCACCAACGGCTTGACGCTTTTGACCGTAGCCAGCAACGATGTTTCCGCTGAATGTAGCGATGTTTGCTGTCTTACGGACGTCCTCAACCAACTTACGTAGTTCGAGGTCGATGTAGTTGCCGAATGAGTAAGCACCCTTGGCAGATGAGATGGCGGGACCAGAGACCTGGAAGCGACCGTAAAGGAACTTTGCGGTAATGTTTAGTTCTTCATAGGTCTGGTTGCCTGCGGTTGGGAGGGCAGCGCCTTCTGCGGCGAAGCCAACACCAGAGTTACGAGCGACGTGAACAGGGACGACCACTTTCTTCCCTGACCAGTCAAGTTTTGCTTTCTCAAAGAGTTCAAGCATTAGAACTTCCTGGTTTAGTTGCTCTGCCACCGCTGCGGCATAAAAGTTTTTCAATACGTGGTCTAATGTTGTAATAGTAGCAGCCATTAGTTTATCTCCTTATTTATTAGTTGTTTTTTATTACTACCGTTTCCAGTTTTGCTCTAAATACTCAAAAAGAGCATTACGAGCACCGTTTAGGTTTTTAGGCGTAGTTTCACCTACACCTCGCGCAACACTTGAACCTGCTGCTGCTGGACTAACTCTTGGAGGAGCGGCTTTCACAGGCGCTGGTGCGCTTTGTGGGTTGCTCTCCAAGTATTCAGCAATAGCACGTTCTCTTACACCTGAAACAAACTGTGTGTAGGTCTCTGCGACCTGAAACAAGTCAGCATCAGGGTTATGAATAACAGCGTTTAGCAAGACCTCTTGTCCTACATCGGGAAATGCTGACTGAACATTTGCTATTTCCCTTTCAAGTTGGACTTCGGCACGCTCCACTTCGTATTTCTGGAAGCGTTGCTCAAACTGTTGTAGCCGTTGGTCTACTGGGTCTTCCCAGTTGTCGTAGGCATCATCCTGGTCTTCGTATTGTTCCCAGACAGTTTGCTCTTGCTTTTGGGGTTGAGAGGAACTTTTCTGTTGCTCTTGTAGTTGTGCAAGTTGGCTTTCCAACTCATTCAACTGGTTTTTCAGTTCATTTCTGGACTGAATGACTGAACGGAAACGTGAGTAAGGGATGTGTTTATCATCCTCATTAGCAGGAGACGAAACTGCTTCATTATCGTCTTGTAGTTCTGCCGTGGCTTCCACGACGGGTTGTTCCGTTTCTTGTTGCTGAAAACTCTGTGGTTGTTCAACTTCGTTGTCGCTGTTATTTACCTCTTCACCCAATAAGAGGTTGGCGACTTCCTCTTGTTGGTTTTCGTTTAGAAAACTCATACGCCTTTTCTCCTTGCCCGCTTTTTTACAAGGTTGCGTCCTTGCGGCTGTTATTTACCACTATTTTTCCCAAGCACTAATGAGTTTATCCAGTTTATTTTCTGGTGCCCAATAGTTTTCTGGAACTTGGGAACAAGTAGTTCCTGTTGCAACTTCAAACTCTATCATTTCACGTAGGTTTGATGGACGTTGCTGTGTTCTTCGTTCTTGTTCGTAGTAGAATGCTTGGTCCTCTCCTTGGAGAGCCAAGCCCAAAGCAAAGATAAGGTCATCATGAAAACCTTTTTCTGCTATTGCTTTGCCCTTATCGTCATAAATAAAATGTAAAAACTCATAACGTAAGCGTTCGCATTTTAGTTCTATCTTATTGGAAGTAATAGTTTCTACCAACTTTGCTATTAGAACTGGTCTTGTTGATGCTGATGTGTAAAACCCAAAACGGTTTGTAAAAGCACCTGTAAGTTTATCAAACTTTGTTTCTGTAAAGAGATAAGGATAAGCAGCGGCTCGTAAGTCCTCAATAACTGCTTGTCCATAAGAGTTTCTTTCACAGACAACAAGCGGCTTGTAGCGCTCTAAAATGCCTTTTATCTCTTTACAATACTCTTTTAGAGAAACTCTATCATAATAAGTAGCAACCAAACGAACATTATTCCTATCAGTTATGTCAATAAGACACGCTGCGGAAAAGTCGCCGTTGGGAGAACCGCTTGCGGTGTCTACACCAAGGATGTAAGTTTTGTATTTATTAGGTTTCTCAAATAAAGACCAACCGAACTTTTTTGGTTCTTCTACAAGGTCTTTTACCAACTGTGGAAAAACAAAAGTTCCTGACGCAATAAAAGCATCTTCTGGTCTGGCTGGATACTCTGTCTTGAAAGTGTGTAGGTTATTGCCGCAACGAGTTCGTAATGTCTTCTGGAACCAAAACTTTTGGCTTTCATCCATAGGAACTTCTTTGAGATACTCCCATTCTACATCACTTGCCTTCCACTTTTTCTCTTGTTTGTCTAAACGATACTCTTTGTGGTCCAGCCAGGAAAGAAAAACTGATGTGTAACCGTTCTCATCTTTCCAAAAGTTGTAGAAGTCGTTGAGACCGTTGGGCGTTGTCTCTACAATAATGGTTGGGTTGTTAGAAGCAGTTTGGAAAAGGGACTGAATAGTGTTATTCATATCATTCCAGAACGCTGCCTCACTCGCGTGAATGCAACTAAACGTCGTTCCACGGAAGTTTTGTGAGTTTGCTGTGCCTATTTTGATGGATGAACCCGTAATAAAAGCCAGTTCGTTGGCTGATGCGGCGGTTGTTTCCAGTTTGATAAATGACGGTAAATGCTGGTAAAACCGCTGATAAATGGTGTAAATGTTCTTTACAGCGGCTTGTGTGTGCGCTACAACGGCTACACGACAGTTTACGTTGAATAATGCTTCCCAGAAAAACCTTGCTGCGATGTAGGTTGATGAACCTAACTGCCTTGCTTTTAGTATTTTCACAAAAGAGTTTGTCTCTAACTCCGCGTGAATGGTGTTTTGAGCGGCATTTAGTTGTAATGGGACAAGTTTATCGTCCTTATCTACTATCTTCAAGTAGTTATTTGCAAAATAATAAAAGTCATCCTTACATTTTTGGACTTCTTGGACTAACTTTGCGTGACTAACCTTCTTTCTCATCTTTATTACCCGCTATTACGGCTAAAATAGCACCATCAAGGTC